CAATCAGACACGAACGCTCAAACGATAACCCACGCCTCGAATCTAAATCGACAAAACAGTTACCCCTCTCACCATGAACCTCAAACAACTTTTCAACTATTTCAGAAATTTTGGCCATCACGCCTCAACTTCAGTGATCCGCTGGTTTCCCTCTGCCACCCCTGACGACTACACAAATTTCAAACTGCTTTACCAAATCAGTCCTGATCCTCTACCCGTCCGCAACGTTGAATTAACCCAACATCACATTTCAATTGTGACCCATGCTCTACGAAAACACCTTCTCGGCTACGATGCTGAACACATAATCAACAACTACCACCGACCAGTTGCCACTCCCGAGCTATTTGAACAGTCTATGACTAGATCTGATCTCCCTGAACACCAGTTCACGCGAGACTACCACTATGTCCGAGCTCGACAACGAGCTAAAGACCTGCTCACCCCACCCGTTCCCTTCAGACCACTACATCTAACCGACCTTCTCCAAACCCGCTGGAACAAAAACGCTTCCGCTGAACTACCTTACGTTCGAGATAAGATCGCCAGACAACAAGTGCACACTGCTGCCGAACTACACCTACTCCCATCTGCTAAGCTGAACTTCGCTAACCTCGAAAACTTCATCTTTGATGATGTCCGCAACTTCGCTCACCAAGTGAAACGCCGCGTCGTCAAACTTGATCCTTCAAATTATCAAGCGATACTTCCTGACAGATTACACGTTAAAGCTGTCGTCCAGACCAACGATAAATCGAAACTTCGAATTATTTTTGGCCGAATGAAACGCGACATCCTCATTAGCGCCATGTTCTGGAAACCCTATTTCCGCTGGCTACTAATTGACCGCTTCAACGACCCTTCTAACCCTCTTCTCTGGGGATTAGAAACCATACTTGGAGGCTGGCATAAGCTGAACACCCACTACCTTATCCAACACCTCTATTTCTCTACCTTCCTTGCCATTGATTGGAAAGCCTTCGATCAACGCGCTATCTTCCCTGTAATCAAAGATTGCACAGAAGACTGGTACTCATTCTTCACTTTCAAGAACGGCTACATCCCAACCGTCTCTTACCCCGAACCCACTGTCTCAGACCCCGACCGTCTCAAGGCACTGTTCGACTTCCACATCTGGTGCATATTTAATGTACCTTTCCTCCACCCCAATGGAAAAGTGTTCCAACGTCTATACCGATGGATCCCATCCGGCCTATACGTCACTACTTTTCTAGACAGTCACTACAACCTGATTGTCATCCTCACCTGCCTCGACGAAATGGGCATTGACATCAACTCAATCCACATCCGCGTCCAAGGCGATGATAGTATTTGCGCTCTGCGCATCTACATACCCGCTAATCAGCATGAAGCCTTCAAACTTCAACTCGCTGAAATAGCCAAACGCCGCTTCGACTCCGAACTCTCAGTCGACAAGTCAGCCATGAACTCCACGCCCCAAGGGCTACCAGTTCTAGGTTACTCTAACAACAACGGCTACCCTGAACGAGACTGGCGTAAACTACTCGCCACACTTCTCCACCCCAGAAGTACTCGCCCTCAGATCCCTACCCTAATGTCTCAATGCATTGGCGTCATCTACGCTTCTATCTACAACAGAAACGTCGTTAACGTCTGTACTGACATTTTCAACTACTGTGCTTCCCTCGGATTCACACCCGCCAGCACTATTCCTGACAACTTTTTCCTTATCGAAGATATCGAACTAGACATGTCCAGGCTCCCTACGCAATACGAAGTCACCCGATTTCTACGCAATCCACCAAGTCAACGACCGGTGCCCGC